TATTAGCTCCTTGAACCACTAAACATCTTTCAGATAAATAATGTACTTCCATTACGTCATCTCCAGTGTATGAAGCAGATCCAACAGAACCAGTTACCCAAGACTTCATTCTTCGGTCATCAGTTTGTGAAGCTCTGTATCGTACGTGTAAGAAAGGACGAGTCATGTTTTTACCAAGTGTTTGGTCGTAAACTGTAGAAGTTCCAGCAGGAATTAAAATTCCAGAAACATCTCCAAAACCACCACGAGCAGCAGCATCGTTTAAGTATTTCCAGTCAGACTTGTAGAAATCGTAAGATCCTCTACGGAAAGCTGAGAAACCTAAGTTTAATGCCATATCAGCGTCGTTGTTGAACACTCCAAAAGAAGCACCACCTTGATAGTTAGCGTTTAATCCAGCAACCATATCATCTATAGTAAGAGCTAAATCACGGTTAACATAAAGCATGTTTTCTTCAATAGCACCTTGCTTATCTAGATTTTTTAATAATAAATCATAGTCACCAAGAGTAGCTAAATCTTCAAATACATTACCACGAGCTTCAACAGCAGCAAAAAGACCTTCAGTACCAAATCCTTCACCAGCGATACCTAAATCAGTATCAACAGTTGAACTTCCTGGAACACCTTTAACAGATTCTATTAAAGTTGTTTCTAAATAATCTTCAAAACGCAGTCTAGTTTCGCCAGCAGCTTTTAAATACCAAGAAAAACCTACTTGACCAGCTTCATCAGTTGTTTCAACCCATCCAATCTGAGCAGTGTCAGATCCGTGAATCTTAAAGTGATCTTTAATGATTATTGGACGGTTGTCAAATTTAGTGAAAGTTGGCTTAAGTTCTCCTACCATAGAAGAAGTTCCTTTAGCAAACTCAGAACCTACAACAAATACGTTACATCCTAATCCATCAGAACCAAAGTCAGCAGATAAAGTTGCAGTTTTGTAAGGTTTTACGTTAAAAGTTTGTCCACTTGTTGCAGAAACTCTACAATAGTTAGTTTTTAATCCAGTCGCAGAGTCTGTTAAAATTACAGTAGCACCAACACGTACAGAGTTAGTGTAGTCAGATCCTAAAGTAACAAGACCTGAAGAAACTGTTGTAAGAACACAAGTTTCGTTTCCACCAGCTTTGTGCTTGTATGCTAAGTGTAATCTATTTTGCTCAGACCAAACTATTTGATCAGATTGCATAGGCATTTCAGCGCCTACCATTTGTAAAAATCCACCAATTGTACGGTTTCCGTATCTTTCGATTTCTTCTTCGTACAGCTCTGGTAAATATTGCTGAGCCCATCCTTGTCCAGCTGTGTTAGCTAGATCTAAATAGTTCCCAGTACTTACTGTTTGGCTTGGTGAGCCAGTCAAGCTGAAGCTTCCACCCAAACCTAAAGAGGTATTAAATCCCATTTTTTTGTTTTTTTAAATTTTATCGTTTAATTTTTACTTTCAACCTCGAACTATTATCACCGCCTAATACTTTAACTTTCATACCACCAGCATCAACAACTTGGTTTACTTTTCTAGCACCCATGTCTATATTTTTTGATTTAATGGCTGTTTCTTTAATAGCATCAGCCTTACCTTGCTCATAAAAATGTTGAACTATTTTATCAATATTTCTACCAGCAAATAAAGCTCTATGATAACCAGCAGCGTTTTGCATCATATTATTTTCATCTAAGAACTCCTTAACGAAATTAGATATGTCACTCTGGTAATCCTTAACAGCAGCCGCGTCTTTTACATTGTACCTATATTTTTTGTCTCCAACTCTAAAATCAAAACCTTTGAAGTTTTCGTTAAAAACATTATTGGTAGTTTGCTCAAATTGCTTATACTGCTTTTGTTGGATCTCATTGGCAGTGGTTTGTTTTTGGTTATATTCGTTATAAAAGTTAATAGCCTCTTGCTGATCTTTAGACAACTTAGAAGTTAACTTAACTTCTTTGTAGTATTCGTCTTTTAAATTAGTAAGAAACTTTTTAGCTTTCGCAACTTCTTCTTTAAGAGCCAACTTCTTTTTTCTAATATCTCTTTGCTCATCAAGTTCTTCATCATATGAAAAACTATCTTCAATTAAAAAGTTAATCTCATCATTATCAAGGTGAGACTTAGTTGACTTATAATATTCTTTTAATAATGTATTGTTATCTACATTTGTATAGTCCGCGTTTAATCTTGCGTAATCTTCTATACTTCCACCAGTATCTTCCATAAACTTTACCAGACTTTCAATGTTTTCTGGTAGTTGTCTTTGTTCTTGTACTGGTTGTTTTTCTTCTACAACAGGTTGCTCTACAACAGGTTGTTCAATAACGGGCTCTTCTTCTGTTATCTCTTGTATAACTTTTTCTTCGGCCGGCTCTTCGTTATTTTCTTTTTCCGGTTGCTCTTGTGCTTGCACCCGCACTTCTTCTTTATCATCTGTTTCTGTTTCTTGTTGATCAGTTTTTTTAATTCTACTTAAATCAACTTTAAAAGTTCCATCAGCTTTTCTTTCTACCGCTGGAGCTTCTTTTTGTTCTTGTTCGACTTTTGGTTGTTCTTGTGTTTCAACAACCTCTTCAATAACTTTGTTTTCTTCTGACATAATATAATATAATTAAATAGTTAAGGTATTATTACCTTGGCTCAAATTGCTCTAAGCCAAATCCACCTAACGTGTCCATACCAGCAGACTCAAAATTTTTAGGTGGTGAATTTGTTTTTCTTTGATTTATAAGCTCACTTTGTTGTGTAGCTTGTATTTTAGTTCTTTTGTCTTTACGATCTTCTTTGAACTTATCTTTTTCTTTAGCAATAGCTACTTGACCTTGTTGCAACTGTCTGTTTATTTCAAACTCATACTGCATTAGCTCTCTTTTAATAGCAGCTTCTCTTTCCATTTTAGCTATTTCAAGTTGAGACTTCATTTGCTCTAATTGCATTTTAGACTCTACAAGAGCTTGTTCTTTTTGCATTTCTGCAGCTTGAGCAGCTTGAGCAGCTTGAGCGTTTGCTTGACTTTGAGCTTGTATATTTTGTTGAGCTTGCTGCTGATCAATATCCTGTTTTTTCTTACGTCTTATTTTAAGAAGTTGATTAGCTAATTTTAAGTTTCTAACTTCTCTTATATCAATAGCATCTTCTAAATATATTTGTCCAGACTGCAAAGCTACTTGTATGTTATTTTCAAGCATAGCTTTTTCTTCTTCGTCTGGAGCTAATTCTAAAAATATTCCAAAATCATGTAAATACAAGTTAGACATTTCTTCTAAAGTAGATACATTAAATTTACCTAGTGTTTTTATAAAAGACTCTTTAGTAGGTGAATATTCTATAACATCAGAAACACGCATTGCAATACACTCTGCCATTGATAGGGTTATATACAAGCTTGACTGCAATAAGTGTCTAGTTGCTGTGTTAGAATTAGCAGCAGCTAATTTTTGTAAACCTACTAACGCGTTTGCATCTGGCATACTTCCGTCTCTAGCTTCGTTTAAACCAGTTACATCTCGCATCATTTGTAAGTAATAATTGTATGTGCTAATAAGAGAAGATATTTTATTATTACCTCCACTTGTGTTTATTTCTCTAATAGGCAATCCACCTCGATTCATGTCACCATCTTGTGTCATTGATCTACCGATAACAGAACCTGTTTGAAAATACATGTTTAATGCTTCAGCAGGATTGTAATTAGTACCATTACCTAAATCAACTTCAGCTAATCCATCAGCATCAAGATAAACACCATCTGGAACCATTTTAGATAATACTTGCTGTAGTTTTAAATGTGTTATTTGTATCATATCTGCAAAGTTAGTCATACGACTTACTAAGCTTTCTATACGACCTTCATACATACGCGGTGCACACACAGCATAACTCATTTGAGCTTTTGTTGTGTCTGCTTTTGGTCGCATCATATTTCTTTTTAGCTCCCACTTTAAAATATCTTTAGAGCCTACAACTTTAACACCTTCGTATATAACTTCAATAGCTCTATCAACTTTTTCAAAATCTTCTGAAGCAGGTGGATTAAATGTGTCGTTTTTTTCTATAGCCTTTTTACCACCTGTGGCTGTAGTTTTTATTTTGTGAACTTGATTAGCATATGTTTTATATTCAAAATATAATACAGTTACACTATTTTCTTCATCTCTTTTAGTGTTGTATCTACCGCTATTGCTATAATAACCGTTATAACCTTTATACTCTTCTAGCTGTGAGTCTGTAAGCTCAGGAAACTCTTTTTTAAGTTCGTTTAAATAAATTTCTTTTACTTCACCTATGTAATATATATCGTCAAAATAAGGTGAATTAGTATTAGAATAAACTAAATCAGCAGGATCTACATATTCTACTTTAATACCTTCTGCTTTATTAAAAGAACTTTTAGCAGCACCTATACCAATAACTGTTAAATCATTGTTTATTCTTCTAGATATTTGTTCGTATTTATTTTTATCAAAAATACTATTTATAGCTTCTTCTTCTGCTATTTCTACAGCTTGCTTATAATCTAGCTGCATGTGTAATTCTAATTCTTCTGTTGTTTCTGGTAGATTAGCTTGATCTGTTTGATATATATCTAAACCCATTTGAGCAGCAACAGCGTCGTTAAATGGTTTAGCAACCATGTCTTCAGCTATTCTAGTAACATAATCTGTTCTTTCTTTTATAGAAGCTGGATCTTGAGAATATGCTTTTATATTGTAAGCTCTATCCGCCATACCATTTACTACAATATCTACAAACTTAGGTATAATAGGTACAGGTTTCCAGTCTAAATTTAAGTAAGATAAATCACCGTTTACAGATAATTCATCTTTATATTTTCTAACAGATTGTTCTCCTCTAGCGTATAACCTTAACGAGTGAAACGATCTTCTACTAGTAGCGTATCTACCAGCACCGTTTTTATCGTTATAGCCATCTTTAGTGTTAAACCACTCTTGCTCTATAGCTTTACCAACTTTACTGCCATATTCTAGAGACATTTTCTCTAAATCACTAACAGCTTGGCTAGGGAAAGAACTTTTTATAGCTTTATTAACCATTTATTTAAATTATTTTTGATCTAAATCCTTTATTGTCGTACCTTTTTATACCAAGGTTTATTTGTATTGTTTCTCTTTTTTGCGTTGGAGAATAAAGATTTTTATTACACGCCATTATCGCTAATCCTGAACTAATAGAAGCATCGTATTTTGTCCTATTATTTATATCAAACTTTGCCCAGTCTTCAAGAGTTCTATTAAAATACATACTACCATAGCCTTCATCGTTTTGACCTACATATTTTTCAATATAAGATTCAATAGCAGCAGCATGTGATTGTTTCATGTCTACAGAAGAATTTGGTATACCACCTATTTCTTTTTCTGTAACTGATAATTTATTATATACTTTATCAGGTCTGTTCATACTAAAACCTCTATAACCTCTTCTTTTAAAATGATATAAAAGTCTAGGTTTATTATTTTCTGCTAATATAGGCATACCATAAAATACGCAAGCCATGAGTACATCTTCAAAAAATATTTCAGCGGTTTGAGGTCTCGCAACATATTCTAAAAAAAATTGATTAGAAGGCGCTTCGTCCATATTAAACTTTGTTAAACCATGTAAAGCTCCATTAGAACCTATACCGTCAACAGTACCTGATATATCGTAGCTATCACAACCAAAAGCACCAATGTGCTCATTAGCTGGATATTTAACTCCGTTTTTTAAATTAATTCTATTTTGCATTTCAAACTTAGGTACCCAAGATATTTTAAACCTACCATTGTTGTTAGGCATAAATTCTACTGTAGAATCTTTAATACCATTTTTCCATTGAAATGAACCTTTTGTTACTAGCGTTGAATTTATTAAATCATCATTGTAATCTATCTGCTCATATATTTTAGTTAGATTAAACAAAGATTGTTTAGCTTCGTCTCTAAAAGCGTGACTTTCAGTTCTTGGAAACTGTCTATAAAATTCATTTAAACTGTCTTGATCGTTTTTTAAACCTTCAACTTCGTTTTGCCAATAATCAATTACACCTTGCTTTATTTTATCCCCAGCCGCATCGAGTACCGTTTGGTTTGGAGTCTCGAAGACAGGTGTTCCATACATATCAATATATCCTTCGTAGTTCCATTCCATAGGTATGAACAAAGAATATAATCCTGAAGCAGTCTGTCCATTGCGGTTTCTTTTTGTAACGTCTGAGTCATAATAAAGTTTTTTAAAGTTATCACCGCCTTTGTCTAATGAGTTACTAGTAGAACCCATCATACATTTACCTATTATCTTACTACCTAATCTTAACGTCGTTTTCGTGACACGCCAGTTGTTGAGGATGTTGTTCGGCTTTTCCCACTTGCCGCTCTCATCATGGACGAGGAGTTTAAGTTTCTCACCGTCATACGAGTTGTCGCCTGTGTTTTTCCAATCGATCGTTGTGTCAAGCCCGTCGAGTTCTTGTAACTTCTCGTTTGTCTCAAGTTTTTTACGGGTAAACTTTGAGGCTGGTACCCTGTACGCCAGCTCTGTCTTTGGACGGTCCATTCCGTCCTGAATTGGTTTGAAAAAGAAGGGGTAATTAACCGATATCGGTACCACCTTGTCTGTAAACATCTTCTTTGCGTCAGGACCAGACTTTGATAATATCCCAAATCTAGAGTCGCTTGATATGGTTGCCATATTAACACATTCTCCCGAGGCCATAAATGAAAACCCAGAACGCCTGTTCTTAAGGTAGCACATACCATAGGATCTGTAATCGGCCTTACAAGCCTCCCAGAATATGTAAAATAATCTGTTTGATTCACGGAAGTCTGGTGCTCCCACGTCGATTTTACTCCACTGCAAGTACATGTAATGAGTACCAGTAATGTAAGTAGGAATATCTTTGTTATAAAACCAAAAACCTTCCTCTCTATAGGTAAACTCATTATCGATGTAATCATACCATTTTTCTTTAAATTCATTTGGGTATTGTTCCCAGTCAAAAACAGATTTTATTCTACTTAATACTTTTGGATATTCAGTGTATTCCCAAGTATTTGTTTTAAACTTTTTAACATTAACAGGTTTTGGTAAAGCTATTTTAAGATTTTGTATTTCAATTACTTCACTTATTTCACCTGTTTTAGATATAACAACCATATCATAGTCTTCGTTATATCCATAATCCCATTTTTTATACCTATTGTTTTTGTTTAATGTTTTAGGTTTTATGTGATCATTTAATGTTTTTACAAGAGTTTGCTCGTAACTCATTTTGATCTACCTTCAGCAAAACCTTTAAAAGTTCTTTCTTGTTTAACTTCTTTTGGTTTTTCATTTAACATCTCTTCTTCTTGCTGTATTCTAGTAAGTATTTCAAACGCATCAAATATAGCTAGTTTTTTTGTAGCAGCAGCGTTTTTTAATCGATCAGCAGATATATCGTCATCTGAATCAACTATAGGTTCTTTAGCAACCTTAATAAGTTCTTCCACAGCCTTTTGTCCAGCTTGGATTATATTCAACTTCGTCTCCTTTGTATTCATATTTAATTGTAATGTCTTTTGTTTTCATACGATATAATCTGCACTCATCAATAACAAACTCGTATTCACTATCAGGACTAAACCCAACTATATCACCTTCGTTTATTTTAAAAGCTTCTAACGAACTATTACCGTATTTTAATATACCAACGCGAGTTTTTTCTTTTAATCCACTAGAAAAAGCTTTTTGAGTTTCAGCTATTGGTTGTATAAAACAATAATCCATAGGTGATTTCCAGCAGTTTTTTCTTTTATATAAAAACACTTGATCGTGATAACAAAAATAAAGATCTTCTTTAAAATATGAGCTACTGTTTTTTTCAATACCTCTTACGTTGTAAAATCTTCTAAACACATTATGATGAACTATAACTTCATCTCCAACTTTAATGTCAGTTTTTCCAACTAAAGGTATAGATTTTACTACACCTACACGATTAACAAATTTATGATCGTCCATAGTAGTATTAACTATAAGCTCTTTACCACTGACGTTTACTTTATTTACATACCTACCGTTTTTAGGCTGTATAATAAAGTTATATAAACTTTGCATTAATACTCTAAATTATATTCTATTGATATAGCCATGTTGGAGTTAAACTTTTTCCAAGGTATGACTTCGTTATTTTTTTTTATATATATGTTGTACGATCCATCTTTTTGATCGTGAAGTATATCAGATATGCAATGACCTCCGTAGACTTGTTGGCCTACGGAATAATGCATTGCTTCATTTTTATAATCTGTACCTATACTTATTTTTCTAATTAGCTTCGCCATCTTCTTCAGCTATTTCGTAAGATCCGTCTTCTAGGCTAACATTTATCTTACCGTATTTTTCTTCTAATTCTGTAGCAAACTTTCTTGAATCAGATGCTATTTGCGCGAAGGCATGAAGCAGTTCATGTTTTTGTGCTTCAGCAAAACCAATTTGATTTAACAACTTTGCTTTTTCAGTTTCTTGCGATTTTAACTGATCAAGCTCTTTTTTTTCAATTTTTTTACTCATTTTAATTTGATTTAATTATTATTTAATTTACTATATACTAATTACTTATAATACAATTTATTTACTCTTAAACATACTTGTAGCTTTTTCAGTCGTTCGTCCTCCAAAATAAGCTAAAACTACTGCCATCATAACTTTTTCAAAAGTATCGTTCCATGTAACACCTATATTAAAAGGTATTGACTCAACACTGTCTAATATGCCAGCAAGTGAAAAAATAGTTATACACCACACTAGAACCAATGGTCGTACATTTTTACTAAGCCAAGAGTCAGATGTGGCGTCTGCTTGCCAACGATTTGTTATAGCTTCTATTTCTTTATTTTGTTGATCGTATATTAGTTGTTGTAGTTTTATTTTATCTTCATTAGAAACATCTGCTTTAGTTATTTCAGCTATAGCTTCTTTAGGACTTACAACACCTTGTAAAACTTGACCAAGTGCTGGGTTTATTACACCTGCAGCACCTAACAATAATTTACCTACTGTCGTGTCTTTAAATTTTTTCTTTTTATCACTCATTACCATTTAACTTTATTAGCCCAATAAGCTGCGCTCATTTTACCTTTAGCTATATTTTTTCTATGTCTAGCTTTAAAGCTTTTACGTCTTGCTTTTTGTTTAGCTGATTCACCTTTTTTAGGTTTACCTGCTGTTGTTACGCCTTGCTGACCAAATCTTATAATTTTTTCTACACCTCCAGAGCAAGCTTTAACAACATGAGATTTTGTCCTATGCTTTGGTGTTCTTCTAGGCTTATTACAAGCCATTTTACTTTTTATTAGCTTACCCATAACTATTTAGTATACTGCTACAATTTCATCAGCTGTAGTAGCAAAAGCAAAAACTCTGTCTACAGAAAAAGGTAAAAATGTACCAGCAGGTACGTTTTCAAACAAAGTAGCTCTATATACTTCATAGTTTTGACTAGTTCCTGAAAAAGCTGTTGAATCTGTAGAAAAGCTAGCGTTCATACACTGTATGCTTGTTGCTGCTAAAACAGCTTTAACAAAAAATGCAGTATTTGCAGTTGTGTTTAAAACAACATCTAATTTTTGTATAAAATCAGTTCTATCGTTTTGTGTAGTAAAACTTTTAGTATCATCTAACAACGTAGTATTTCCACTACTATTTGTGCCTGAAACTATAATATCACTTTGCTGCGAAAGCAATACACACACATTTCCAGTAGTCCCAATATAAAGCCCAGCGTTATCGTAAGCTGTTACAGTTGTTAGTTGAGATAAGTTTTTTTCATTATCTAAATGATTAACGTGCCCGTTTTTTAGCACTGCTGCTCTAGAAACAGTTATAACGCCGTTTTTTTCTCTGTAAGTTGCGTGATGTTTATCTTGAACATCAACAATATCTCCGTATGCCATTTTTTATTTTTTTATCTAGTTTTATCTTTATTAATTAGTTTAATAGCT